CACGCCAATACGATTATCGTGTACAACTTTCAGGCAGAGCTTGAAGAACTTAAACGCCGATACCCAAACGCGCGAACAATCGACCAGCAAGGCGTCATCTCGTCGTGGAACGCAGGGCGAGTGGAATTGCTACTGGTTCACCCTAAATCAGCAGGGCATGGGCTAAACCTTCAATTTGGCGGCAGTAAAATGGTGTTCCTGTCGCTTCCTTGGTCACTTGATAGATATGAGCAGACCATTGGACGATTGCACCGTAGTGGACAAAAGAATGCGGTATATTGCTATGTACTGCTAACAGACAAAACCGTAGACGAGCGCATATTTGCAAGTCTGCATGACAAACGCGCAATTTCAGATATTGCCTTAGAGGAATTAAAATGAACAACTTAACATGGCGCGACATCTTCTTTAATTTGAATACTTACACAGAAGGTGAATTACAGGTGATGATTGAGTCAGAGCGTCACGGTAAACGTAGACGCTCTATCTTAGTGCGATTGCATCAGCGCTACTGCATCCTTCGCGCTAACCGTGAGCGTGAAGAAATACTTGCTTAAGAGACTACATCAATAATATCAATAACAGCTTCAACTGGATGTTCTACCACTTCCTCTGCAACCTCAGCCACACTGTCTACAACGTGGCTGACGTGGTCTACTAAGTCTTTAAATGGGTTATTCATCATCGTGTCCTAAAAATAATTCTGCTTCGGCATTTCTGCGTCGCGTTAAGCCGGCTAATTCTTTACCGGCGGCCTTGTTCCATCTTAAAAACTGCTTTGCTACTTCTGCTTTATCATTGCCTGCTTTTAACATCTTAACAAGCGTTGACGAAATTAAATTCCCGCTGCCAATGTTATAGCAGAGGCTAACAAGCGCGTCAAACTGGTTTTGCGTAAGCGGCACACCAATAGCGTTAACCGTATGTTCATACGCGCCTACCGTATGCGCTAATAGCTGCATAGCCGCCGCTTCTGCTGGCAGCGCTTGATTTGCTTTCACTGGACTGCCATCAGCGTAGCGCGTTGAGCCTATGCCAATCGTCCAAACACCTGCTGGGCATTTATAGCTTTGCAGCTTACAACCTTCAAATTCTTTAATTAGGGCTAACCCTTTTTCACCTATCTTCATTTCTTTTCCCGTAGCAATAGAATAGTGGTCAGTTTTTGCGTCAGTCTTATCATGTCATTATCTAGCACCCGTACTTGGTCGATTAGCTCAATTAGCGCGTCTGTGGCTTCTTGCAGGATAGGTTTTACGACGGTGGTTGCCCAAAGCCATACAAAATAGACAATATAACCCATACCGCCAGCAGCGATAATTGGGAATCCATACTGGTTAATATATTTAGCGATTGCATCGGCGTCCATTAATCTTTCCTCTCAACAGGAGGTGGTCTTGGTCTGTCTTTTTCTTGCGGTATGTTAAGCGCCGTTGACGCCAAATCATCAATTTTAGTGATGTCACATGACATAGCGGTAACGCGCTTATCAAGTTGCTTGATGATGCCAATTAGGCTTTTAATCTTTTCAAGCACACTATCGAGCAAGAATTTCTGCGTCAGGTAGACAAAATACATTCCGCCAGTCGCCGCCGCGATAGGGAATCCTACGTCCGAAGCAAACTGTAGGAATTCCATTATTTACTCGTCCACCAAGCAATAAAAGAAAATATCGCTCCAACGGTAAATACGATGCCTCCAATAAAGCCTTTGTAACGCGTTTGCTCGGTTTTCATTTCGTCAAGCGCGGCTATGATAGCGTCTAGCTTTTTCCCTCTGTCTTCAAACACTTCTTCTAGTGCATCAATGCGCTGTTCTACTTTAGCAAGGCGGCAGGCTTCGTCGGGCATCTCGACCTCACTTCAAGAATCTAAGTTTATAAAGAACGGTAAAATAGGTTTCCATAATACCATCAATCAAGTTTTGAATTGGCGTGTCATCTTTACCGCAGACTTTATAGCGGTTTTCATCAATCCACGTCACTTGTTTCTTTAAGAAGTCTTCAATATTATCGACATTTTTACTGCCGATAATCTCAAGGTCTTTAAGGAGCTGATAGCTGCCCTGATACGCCTCTGTAATGCCGTCCGCTTGCTCGATAATCTCATGATAAAAGTCGTTAAGCGCTATGTGCGCGGCGAAACTACGCGTCCGCAAATGCTCACGGTGCGCAACATCTCGTGCAAGGAATAATAAAGAAATGAAATGCTCCATTACATCCCTGCCATCGTAGCAAGTGCTGCCACACTCGCGTAGGTAGAAGGCTCTTTTAAGCGAGCCATTAAATAGTTCCATGCTTTAAGTATTTTGTTCATTTAAAAACCTTTTTATCAGCTGTTTTATTATCTAAATCAATTTCTTCTTGTGTTTTATCACGAGTTATCCATTTCATTATCCAAATTTCATTTACGTTGATTGGTGTAGTTTCATAGCACAATTGTTTAGCCGTGTCATAATACGGTGGGTCATACCAAATAACTTGAGCATAATCTTCGATACCTGCCGGGTCAATTTCAATATCACCAACGTGACGCGGGTATTCTTGTGTCGATAATTTAATATAAGCGTTTGTCATGAGATTATAGTTACTGATGAGGTTAAAGAACTTGAGCTAGCCACTTGAGAATCTGATGAATTTGTAAATGACCCACTTTGAGACGTATAGCTTCCTGTTGATGCGGTTAATGTGCTGTTAGAATCTGTTAAACTACTTGTTGAATAAGTAAAATTATATGCGCCAACAGTGTACGTTCCTGTTAAAGACCCATCTGTTTTTAATTTTGCGAATAAAAAGTTTATATTACCGCTAACATCCGTTGTTCCGCATATAAAAATGTCAGAATCGTTTACAGATATAGAATTTCCTTCCTCTTGTCCAGAAGATGAAAGCTGACGTTGCCATTGTATAACCCCAGAAGAATTATATTTTATAATTTGTATTGAACTATTGTATGTCCAAGTCCCAACCACATATAAATTATTTAATGAATCAATCGCTATAGAATATGAGCTTCCTGCACCTATTGAGCTACCTAACTTTTTCTGCCACTGTATAACACCTGACGAATCTAATTTAGTTATTTGAAAGTATTGATAAGTGTAATTGTATTTGCCAACTACATATATGTTACCCGATGAATCGAGTGTTAAGCTATACGCCATAGCGGTAGAAATATCATAATAATATTGTTGCCATTGAATAGCACCTGAAGAATCATATTTTGCTATGACATAAACTTGTCTAAAAGGGTCGTCAGAGAAACCGGCAACATAGATGTAGTTAGAAGCGTCAATAACAACTTCTCTTCCTTGTACAGTTAAAGAAGCAGACCGAAGTCTTGTTTGCCATTGAAGTGTTCCTGATGAATCATATTTTACTAATAACAATTCCGGTTGAGTGTCTATTACAACAGAACCGCAAACATACACATTTAACGAACTATCTATTGCCACACTAAATGCTTGGTCGTCAGCCCCTGCGTTTCCAAGTCTATTTTGCCACTGTATAACACCTAATGAATTTAATTTTGCAATATAGAAGTCATTTGTGCCTACTGACGAACTAACACCCGTAACATATATGTTACCAGATGAATCTACTTTTATTGACGTTCCATAAGCGCCAATAACACTGCCTATTTTCGTTTGCCACTGTATATTACCCGAAGAATTATATTTTGCTATTTCTAAGTATGCGCTTGCTCCAATTTGCGACCATCCACACACAAAGCAATTTCCACTAGCATCATTTGTTACAGCAGTAGCAACATCTGTACTAGCACCACCTAAAGTACCGATAAAATATTTACCGGTAGAACTTAACATAGATAAAAACATCTGTTGAATTCCACTCATATTATATCAACCCCTGTGAAAATAACCCGCATGATGCTCGTCATGACACATTTCCCGACACAACACATACCGTTGCACTGACAAATAAAATCGTAGCAATGCCGCGAGTAGCTAATGTGATAGAGGTTTTTACTGTGTTTGTTCCGCCAATGTACGCTGTAGGCGCACTAGTTGTAATAGTGATATTACCTGTCGTATTATTAAAAACAGAAATAGCATCGCCATTTGCAAAGGTAGAAGTCGGGACGACAATAGAGCCACTTGTTCCAACACCCACATATTTACCCACATCTCCAGTAACTAAAGTATATGCAGTTGTTTTATCTGAGCCTGTTTGAGGAATATTTTTGTATCCAACTGCGTTTGTTCCATCAACCGTACAAGATGACAGCGTACCGCTAGAAGGTGTGCCAAGCACGGGAGTTACAAGAGTGGGGGAGGTAGCAAACACTGCCGCGCCACTACCTGTTTCGTCAGTTAATGCTGCCTTTAAATTAGCACTAGATGGCGTAGATAAAAACGTATTAACATTTGTTCCAAATTGCCCAGCCGCAAACGTAATTGCCCCCGTCATCGTGCCACCAGTAAGCAATAGCACTTGCTCATAGCGCACACTATCCCCAGCAGACGTGCCAGCGGCAAGACCTGTGAGTTTCTTAGCGTTCATTGGCAAGTTAGCTGACGGCGTAGACTGACCGTCACGCGTGATACAGTTTGTCAACGCCGTTGCAATGTCACTGTTGG